TAATACTAATAGGAAACTTGTTAGCACCGAAGAGAACTTCTACAATTTGACCATAGGCAGCTAGTACCTTTGTCTTTGTTACCTTAACAAATACTCTAGACTTCTCTGATGAAGTAAAACTTACGTCTGGTCCATAAAGACCTCTGTAGTTTCTATAAGCTTTTATCCAGCGTTGTTCTTCAGCATTACGAGCATTCTCAGCTTTACTGAAACGTTTCTGTATATAACCTACAATAGTTCCAACTGAAGGATCAGCTTTAGAGTCTTCATCTGTATCTTCTATAAAAGATACTTCAGCATCTTCCATGTATACTTCTTCAGCTAAGTTTTCGTCTTCTTCCATATTATTTTACCTTCCAAGGTCCATTATCAAAATCGTATTGTTCTTGACAATTAGGACAACTATCGAACTTATCTGTATTATAAATTACAGCACACTTAGGGCAAGTTACTAGCACTCTAATATCCAAACGTTGAATCAGCCATTTGAAAACCTGTCCTCTGAGTATCAGGGTTGTAGTCAAACAGATTACTTCTTGGTCTTGTCATGATACCATACCTAATAGCATCATAGATGTGATCTTCAGACTTAGTGTCTACATCCTCAGGATTGTTTTTATCTAGAGGTAGTGAAGGAAGTTGAGCAATTGTGTTATAACAATTACTAAAGAAAACTATTCGAGGCTCTTCTGTGAAGTCATCTACCTGTAGTCTTCTGTGTAGCTCGTTCTTACCTGATACACGAGATCCTTTAGATCTATCGGCTGGTCTAAATCGACAACCCTTCTGTATCATCTGCTCTGCAAGTGAAGGACCAGTATCACCTCTCTTGTGCCAGAGAGAACTGTCGAGAACACCATATCTTATTTTCTCATCAGATTCAATATCTAAAATCATATCTGCTAAGTCTGTAGCTAAAACTTTACTTACGTATAGTTCTCTATAAACAATAAGCTGTTCATCAGGAGCTACAGCAAACCATATAACAGCAGAGTAAGATCCGTATCCGTAGTCTGCTGCTCTAAACCTAGGCCAGTTACTTGGGATATCATATGGATCTACCACATGTATCCTTCTACTAAACTCAGGAAAGGCTGCACCTTCGTTAATATCCCAGTCACCTTCTAGCAACTGTCTTCGTTGATGCTCAGGTAGAGAGAGTAGGTTGGCTTCGTACATCCCATCATCTGACAAGTAAGGATTATCAAACAGAGTAGCAGGAATAAACTTTCTCTTGAAGAGAGGTTCTCCTTCTCTAGTATGTCCTTTAGGCCAACAGATTACTTCACCTTCTTTATCTGTAGCCCAAAATGCTTTATTAGGTTGACTAGGATCTAAGAAATATCTCTTAACCCACATGTGGCCCGGACCACCCGGATTGCTTGTAGCTCTCATATAGAGAGGTAACCCTGAAGCTTTTGTAGTACGTAGACGTGACCTCATGTAGTTCCATGCGTAGTCTGTAGGCCACTGTGTCAGTTCGTCAAAACCTATCCAGTTAAATGCCTGACCTTGGTATCTCATAACATCATCGTCACGGTCAAGGTAAGACATCCAGAGAGTTGCACCACTAGGTGCTACCCAAGTCTTGTCTCGTTCCATAAACTTAATTCCGGGAATAGCTCTTGGGTAAAGCTGCTTACTTACGGATATAAGTTCTCTTAGTTCTTCTGTTGACCTACGCACTAGAAGCATTCTAGCGTTAGGGTTATTTAAGTATCTGACTGGATCTGCTACTAGACTGTAGCTCTTACCACCACCTGCAGCACCACCNTATAGTACTTCTTGTTCTGTAGCTGCTAGGAATGTTGTTTGAGGTCCAGCNTTAGGTTCAAAGATAACATCTCTAGGAACTTCTTCTACTTCATTCTGTTGAGGCTTCGGTGTCGCTGGGGAGGTCTGACCATCCATCTCCAAAGATTCGCTTGGTTTCTCTACCACCAAGTCTTTGCTTTTCAATCTTCTCCGCTTTCCTTTGCGCTTCTTTGTATTTCCTAGCGTAGTTGCGGTAGTTTGAGGAAGCTCTCCTCCGTTTCTCTTCGATCCTGACACGTTTGTCTAACCCTACATGTGATATATATCTACCTGATTGATCCGATAACCACTTGGATACTTTTCTCAAACTATAATCCTGTAGAAATAATTTTGCTTTTTCTAAAAGTTCTAATTCTTCTGGGATGGGTACGAGCAAGTCAGGATCTTTATCATCCTGTTTGTACCCGAAAGGTACATGTCTTCCAACTCTGATGATAGGATACCACTCACCTTTTTCTCCTCTAAGTGGTACTTGCCAATCTACTTTATCTGGATAGGTAGCTTCTGATGCTCTAGCCGTTTTAATCTTTGTCATCACTATCTTTAGATGGTAGGATAAACACTGGCTCTGAGGTTTTTACTTCTACCTTCTCTGTCTTTGTAAATCCTGCTCTATCTAAAATATCTTTAGCTGCGAGCATCTTTTCTTTTACACCCAAGTCTGTTGGATCAGCCATTACACTGAACATTGTATAAGCAGCTTTTGTAGAAGACTGGGATATAAACTTCTTAGTTAGTTCTACGATCTCATCTGTTAAAGGAGCTACAACCTGTGCTGTAGCTACACCATCAGAGTATCCTGCAAGCTTTTTAGCTTTGACAGGATCTCCTTTGGCTTCATCAAAAAGAACGTCTAAGAACTTTTGTTGTTTATCTGTTAGCTGTCTTGCCATAGATTCTTTCTCTTATCTCAGACCTACCGATCCCTAAGTCACTTAGTTCACGATCAGACAAATGTATTAGTGTATGATAGTCTGCTCTTCGTTGTTGTGATTTCTGTATAGCTTTGAGCATACGATTGCAATATTCTTTCCACATAAAAAATCTCCAGTTTCGTTTTTGTGCAAGCTGGCTAATAAACCAACTGGAGACTAGTTTTACACATATAGTTATAACATACTATAGATAATATTGCAACCCCGTTATGTCGGCTGGTAATACTCAGCACCTGATAAGATAACATGAAAGTCAGAACTACTTTCTTCAAACCCTACAATCTTATCCCCTGCAGCTAATGCAAGGTATGCACCACCTTCTACAACTTCTTCAATACCATTACCTGCTACGCTATGCTCATCTATAATAAAATGATAGGTTGTAGTAGCTGCTTCGTACCACTGAAGACTGTACTTCTTTGTAGAACTAGATCCACTAGATATATGCAAAAAAGTGATGAGTGACACATGGTTGTTAGGACATGTATACACTACATCACCACTAGCACCACCTGAGGTAGCTGATAAGTTTTTTGCTTTAGTAAAGTATTTAGCTGTAGCAGGGTTTGCCATTTACTTTTTCTTTTTACCTGTGACCGCTTTTTTAACTTTAGTAGTCCAAGCTTCATTCTCTGGAGTAGAGGGATCATCCTTAATGTAATGACCCTTATCGTTTCTAGCTCGAACCTTCTCTGTGTTCTCGGCTAACCAAGCTTCTACTTCTGGATCTTTAGTAATCCATTGACCGTGACTTAGTTGACCTACAACATCCCCACGAGAATTTACTATTTGATCTTTTTCAAGTCCTTCAAATCGAAACATTGTATTCCTACTTTCTAGCCCCTTCTTGAGCCTGTTCTCTGTCTTATCATTTTATTAATATCGTCTACTTGTTTTTGTGCAGCTTTATCATCTTTACCTTTTTGTCTGGCGTTAGCTATTTTTGTTCTTAGCTTTCTTGCTTTTTCTCTAAGTTCTTTTGTACTTTTACCACCCACATTAGGTTTATTCTGTGGTGAGCTTGGATCAAGTAATCTTCTATTTCTCTCCATTGTACCATCACCACGACCACCTTTAACATTACTAAGAGGTCTTTCAGTTACTTTTGGTCTTGGTTTTGGTTTAGGTCTTGGTACTGGTGCAGACTTTTTAAGATCTTCTGCATATACTGCAGCCATTACTTTACCGTTCTTATCTGTGTAATAAAGTGATCCAGCTTTCTTAGCTGCTGCAATGCTTTTGTATTTACCAGCATTTTTCTGGGCTTGCTTAACTGTTTTA